AACACGCGGCAGAAGTGTGACATCTATGCGTTCACTCGTGTGTTGAAAGATTTTTCTAAGGGATGGTTTTTGGGATTCTTGCCAAAGGAAGAGTATTTCGAGAAGGCGAAGTTTATGAAGAAGGGGGACTTTGATCCCGACAACGGATACGAGGTACGGGCGGACTGCTACAATCTTACGATAGAGGAGTTACGTGATGTTTAAAGCTGTCGTGATAGTGTGTTCGATCTATTTTCCTGACGGCCCGTGCTACAATTTTGAAGATACTTTGGGCTTGAAGCCCACAATAGAGGCGTGCAGGGAACGTCAAGAAGAAATGACAGCGGGTATAATGAGCATACCCATGAAGCTTCCCCCGCCGTACACAATTACATATCAGTGTCTACTGGGGGAAGAGACATGAAGGCGAATCTATTTTCATTCAATGTATATTTACGACAGGATGGCAAGGTAGAGCTTGCAAAGGATATGATCCGGCCAGAAGAGTTCCAAAGAGAAATGGACGCCGGGGTGCCCGATTATGATGGGGCACACTCCATAGCGTCCATGTTGCGTTACTTTAGTTCAGTAACAGATGAGATGATGGATAAGTCAGGCGGGTATATCTAGATTACTTTCCTGCCCTTGAGGATGTCAGCCTGCGTGACTTTACCGTCGCCTGTCAGGTCCGGAAATTTACCACCCTTTTTCATGCCCATCATCGGCATCTTCGGCTTCTGCATCGTCTGATTTTGCATTTGATTCTGCTGACCCTGTGTAGCGGTCATCATGCCCCCCATCTGAGCTTTCTTGCGGGGCTTTTTCTTTTTGGCTGCCATGCCGCCGTACATCATCGGCTTACGCTTGGACATGCCACCATACATCATGGCCTTGCGTGGGCCGTTGTTGTACATCTTCATGGGTTACTCCTCTCGGTTTAACGGGTCACCGAATAGTTTTCGGGCACCCTCTTGTACAGTGGGGTTACTTAAAAGTGTTCCTATCGCAGAAAAACTGGACCCCACCCCAACTGCTTGTCGTCTTTTCTGCAATTCTTGTTCGGCAATAATATCATCCGCCGGTTCGGTTCTTTCATCGTAAATAGTTTCAGGACCGTATTGCAACTCGTGTCCAATTCCGCTATTGAACCTCCACTTTTCTGGACGGGTTCCTGCGCCTGTGTTCTTGTAACGCTCCAAGCCGATAATCAAAAGTCTTTGCAGGTCTTTCTCTTGCTCGAATGGCAACGGCTTTCCTGTGCGTACAATTCTTAGCATGTACTCGCCTACACGAGGATTACGGATCATCTCCGTCAGTAACGACATATTGTTGTTTCGATAGGATTGCAGAATTGCTTCCGTACCTACATAGCGGAAACTGACAACCTGTCTTTGCAGGGCATAGATACGACTGATGTAGCTTTCGACAGAAAACTCGCGGGGTATGCCCGTCAGCCTCGTGCCTCTGTCGAGCTTTTGCTGTTCCTCGGCCATAAACTTCATAATGTTCGTAAACGTATTATAGTCTTTGTCTCCGAGAATTTGACGGGTTGCGAGAGCTACGTCAGGGTTGTTAGCTCCCATGAACTCTTGCAGCGCGTTGAGATCGAACTCGTAACGCTGAACAATACGATCTGGTCCCGCCCTGCTTTTACGCAAAACCGGAATGTACTGGCCCGTCGCCTTGAACACCTTCTGTGTCATGGATGATGCCAACACGTCACGCAGTACCATATCGACTTCGTCATCCTTGATGTCCGAGATTCTTTGTAGTCGAGTTCGTAGTTCTGCAATTCGACGGGGACCGCCCTGAATCAGGATGTCCGCAACGCGATTGGCATCCAACTCTTCTGTCGTGTAGCGACGAAGGAAGTTGATTGCTTCTCTGCGGCCTTGATTTATCAGCTTTGCCTGTCGATTTATGTTGGCTGCGTTGGTCTTGGCAAGGTCTCTCATCAACTTTTCGGTCATCTTGACGTTTTCTAGTCCAACCGTCTCTTCGCTGATGGCCCCGTATATTTTTCTAAATTCGTTGTCAGTATTGATGAGATATACTTTGTCGCCCTTCTTGTCCACCCCAGTGAACATCGCTTCAAATCTACGCATCTTGTCGTTAAACTCCGCGTAGGTTTGCTTAGTCTTTTTAGGATCATTGATGTACTGCATCAAGTTTTCGCGATACGTAGCCGCAAGTAGAGTCTGGAATGCGGCACCCTTCTTTGTGCTAAGATCGACTATGTAGGTGCCGTCAGGCTGTTCCATACCGTAGATGGCTTCAAGAACTTCTACATCGCGCCTTGCCGCATTCACATCCTTCTTTGTCCATGCGTTGATGTCTAGCCATGTGCTAGGGGGATTTTGACCATAGGACATCCCCATTGGATGCTGTGCTGTAGCAGGTCGTGAGACTCTCGGGTTGCCCTTTGTTGTCTTGGTTCCCATCCACGTGCTGATCATCACAGGATCGTTAAACTTGCTGTGATAGTGAACCTTTCTTTCTTCATTCGCTTTTGCAACAGCATCGCGAAACTTCATGCGAACATCTTGGCCGTTAAACAGCGTGATAGTAGCGTACAAATCACCCGCTGGAACCCTGCCGTCTGGACCCTCTACAACAAAGTTTTGCATGGCTTCACCTACTTTGAAGCGAATATTTTGATAACCAAACGCCGCCCTATCTCTCTGTGCGTTCTTCGCTTGGTTTTCGAGAAAGCCGATACCCTCATCCAGCGCCATAAGTTGTGATGGATTCAGAGCGAATGCGTTGACCTTTCTTCCGCGTTGCTGCGAGTCAGCCCTCATAAACGCTACAATACCCAAATTCTTTGGGAGCCTGTCGTCAATCGACAGAGTGGTGCTGGCCTTTGCCCTGTTCTCTATCTTGCGGATAAAGTCCCGTACATCTTCACCTGCCCGTGCAGCGGCAGTTTGGATGACGCCATCTGATATATCGTCTAACGTCTGAAAGAATTTGTTCATACGCGCATCGCTGACGTTGTTAGGATTTAGTGCCTGAAGAAATTCTGTGGCATCTTCACCCTTGCCAAGTAGACGGGTAATTTCGTCAAATACTCCACCCCCATCTGCAAATGCGACATTTACAGGTTTTCCCGCAAGAGTCTGGAGAGGCTGTCCTCCCAGTTGCTGAAAGGGTATGCCTGTCCGTTTATTGGCACTGATACGCAGTGTCTCTAGGCTAAGAGCAAACATGTCAGCGGATGTCTCGAATACAGGAAGATCAGCAGCGTTCTTCGGTGCTTCTCCCGCATCGTTCAGGATTGTACCCGCTCGTCTACGGGCCTCTTCTGTCGAAGGCAAAACACGAGTCGCAATTTGACTTACATTATCTGCTATGGCTTCCATAGTGCCTTCAGCCACACGCTCGA